CCCTGGGCTTCGCGCCAACAACCGTGTGCTCCGCACCGACCGCTACGCGCCGGGCCAGAAGCGCGTCGAGGGCTCGATCACGCTCGAGCCCGCCACCAAGGGCTTCGGGCTCGTGCTCAAGCACGCGCTGGGCTCTGCGTCGATCACCACCCCGTCGGGTGCGACCAACGCCCGTCTGCACGCGCACACGCTCGGTGACATCTACGGCACGTCGCTCACCGTCCAAGTCGGCCGCCCGGACTCCTCCGGGACCGTGCAGCCGTTCAGCTTCTTGGGCTGCCGGGTCGACACGCTCAGCTTCACCAGCTCGGTCGACGAGCTGCTGGTGGCCGAGGTCGGCCTCGTCGGTCAGGACGAGACGCGCGCTCAGGCGCTGGCGACCGCCACCTACCCCACCACGGGGTCTGCGGCCAGTTACGAGCAGTTCTACTGGACGCAGGGCGTCATCTCGGTTGCCGGATCGACGGTCGGTGTGGTGACCGACTTCGAGATGGAGATCAACAACAACCTCAAGTCCGACCGCTACTTCCTGGGCGGCGCGACGATGAGCGAGCCGATCCTCGCCGGCATGACGGAGATCACCGGCACGGTCTCGGTGGAGTTCCTCAACCTCACCGCCTACGAGCGGTTCGTCAACAACACCCAGGTGGCGCTCAACGCCAAGTGGACCGCCGCCACGGCGATCGAGAGCACCACGTTCCCGTACCTCGAGATTGACATCCCGAAGGTGCGCTTCGACGGTCCGGCCAACCCGCAGGTGGGTGGCCCCGACGTGCTGACGCACGAGCTGCCCTTCAAGGTGCTCTACGACGGCACCAACGGTCCGATCACCGTCAACTACATGACCTCGGACACCACCTCCTAGTCATGGCACGACGGCGCGGCAACGCGCTGACTTCCTCTGCGGGCGGCTACACCATCCAGGTGGAGGGTCTAGCCGCCCTGCAGAGGGATCTGAACAAGGTCAACAAGACGGCAAAGGCCGAGGTGCGCGACGGGTTGAAGCGTGTCGCGGAACCTGCTGTCCGGAGCGCAAAGGCTGTCGCCAGGGCGAACGGCCTCTATGCGACAGGCGAGCTGATTCGGAAGATCAGCCCTGCTGTCACGCAGCAAGGCGTGTTCATTCGCGCCAAGGCAAAGCGTGGTGGCTTCCCATACCCGGCGATCTACGAGTTCGGTGGCCGCGACTACCAGATAACCCGCCGGGGCCGGTCGAAGGTCGTCAATCGCAGCAAGACCGGAGCACGCATGCGGGCGCAGTTCGGAGGCGCGCAGGGCGACTCAGGTGAGTTCGGGCCCCGGGCGTTCCTGTGGCCAGGCGTGATGAAGGCGCAGCCGGAGATCGTCCGCGGCCTCGAGGACTGGCTCGACACGTTCCTCAGCGGCAACAACCTCTAAGAGAAAGGACGCTCGTGGCAACCGAGATCGTCATCGAGTGGCCGGAAGGCCCCAAGCGGTACGCAATGCCGGAGTCATTCACCTACCGCGAGATGGGCCGCATCAAGACGCTGACCGGCATCCGTGCCGGCGAGATCGAGGATGCGCTGCTGGCTGGCGACACCGACGTGATCATTGCGATCGCCCAGATCGCAGCTGAGCGCGCCGGTGACACCGCCCCGATCGAGGCGCTCGAGAACCTCGAGTTCGGCGCTATCCGCGTCGAGGTCGAGGCGGACCCTACGCCGGCCGCCAGCGAGGCGGCAGAGGACGACGCAAGCGCACCTCAGACGACCCCCGAGCCTGGTGGAACCCAGGACTCCTGAGGATCTACGGCATCTACCCCTGGCAGATGCAGGACCTCACTCCCGCCGAGATCGAAGCCATCGGCAAGGACATCAAGCAGATGAACAGGAGTAACCACTAGTGGCGACGCGCAAGGTCGAGGTCGCCATTGTCGGCGATGCGTCGTCGATGGTCCGTGCCTTTCGCCAGGCAGACACCGCCGCGAGCGGCTTTGGCAAGCGCGGGTCGAAGCTCGGGGCGGTCGGGATGGGGCTGCTCGCCGGTGGCGCGGCCGGGCTCACTGTCGCTGTCGGGCAGGGGCTCGTGTCCGCGTTCAAGACGGGCATCAACGAGTTCTCCGAGGCGCAGAAGGTCTCGGCGCAGACCGCAGCTGCGCTCAAGTCGACCGGCGGGGCTGCCGGCGTCACGCAGAAGCACATCGAGTCGATGGCCGGCGCGCTGCAGAAGCAGACCGGCCTGCAGGACGACGCGATCCAGAGCTCGCAGAACCTGCTGCTGACCTTCACCAAGATCAGCAACGCCGGGCCCGACAAGATCTTCGACCGGGCCACCCGCGCCACTCTCGACCTCTCGGTCGCGCTCGGCAAGGACATGGGCAGCTCGGCCATGATGGTCGGCAAGGCGCTGAACGACCCCGTGAAGGGCGTCACCGCCCTCGGCCGCGCCGGCGTGCAGTTCACCGCCAGCCAGAAGGAGACCATCAAGAGCCTGGTCGAGACCGGCCGCGTGGCCGACGCGCAGAAGATGATCCTGCGCGAGCTCGAGACTCAGGTCGGGGGATCGGCCCGCGCCTTCGGCGAGACCACGCCTGGTCAGGTTGAGAAGGCCAAGCGCGCCTTCGAGGACCTCACCCAGGGCGCGGTGACCGCGATCGCCCCACTGGCTGCGGCAGTGCTCCCCGGACTCACGGCTGCCATCAACGGCACGGTGAGCTTCTTCCAGGCGAACTTCCCGCGCATTCAGGCCGTCGCCATGCAGGTATGGAACTGGTTCAGCGTCAACCTGCTGCCGACGTTCCGCGAGATCGGCACCGGCATCGCCTCGATCGTCGTGTCGATCGTCGGGATCTTCCGCACCTACTGGCCGCAGATCATGTCCGTGGTCGGGCCCTACGTCCGTGCCTTTGGAGGGCTGGTCAAGTCGACGCTCACGACTATCGCCAACGTCGTGAAGCTCGTCGCCTCGATCCTGCGTGGCGACTTCGGCGGTGCCTGGCAGGCGATCAAGGGAATCGCCTCGTCGGCCGTGAGCGGCATCGCTTCGCTCATGAAGAACCTACCGCAGGCGCTGTTGAACGCGGCCGCGGGCCTGCTCAAGGCCGCAGTCGACCTTGGTAAGAAGGTCGTCAAGAAGATCGCAGAAGGCATCGCCTCTGCGCCAGGGCTCATCAAGCAGGGGCTCTCGAGCCTATTCGGTCTCGCTGGTGACCCTAACGCGATCCCGCGATCGGTCCAGCAACTTGGTGCTGGCATTCCCAAGGACGTCGCGCAGGGCATCACCGACGGCAAGGGCAAGGTCGCCAAGGGCATGAGCCTCATGCTCGGCGGCGCGTCAACCGACGCAAAGGGAACCGCCGGCGGCAAGGCAAAGCCGGTTGGTTCGGCGATCTCGCAGGGCATCGCCCAGGGCGTGCGCGACGCCGGCCCGAACGTCGGCGGCGCGATCGGCGACGTGATCCGCCAGGGCATTCAGCAGGCCAAGCAGGAGAACGGCATCAAGTCGCCGTCCGAGAAGTTCGCCACTCAGGTCGGCGGTCCGATCTCGCAGGGCATCGCCGAGGGGATCAAGCGCGAGCAGGCCAAGCCCAAGGCCGCACTGATCAAGGTCGTGAACGCCGCCATGAAGGCTGCGGTGGCGTCTGCCAAGAGCAACGTGGTCTCGCTGGCCGGGTCCTTCGCCTCGATGTTCTCTCAGGCCAGCACAGCAGGCCAGTTCGGCAACATCTCCACGCTTGAGGCGGGGCTCGCCGCAGACCAGCAGGCGCGTCAAAAGAGGGCGCTCGAGGACGCGATCACTGCAGCCGAGGATGAGGAGCGCGCTAAGCGAGACGCCATCGCCACGGCTGAGGATCAGGCCGCAGCGCAGAAGGAGTACGACGCCGCAGTCAAGGCAACGGCAGACGCCCGTATCGCGCTGTCGGACTTCAACCGCCAGAAGGAGATCGACGACCTCCGGGCAATCGCCGAGGCCGATCGCACGAGGAACGAGGAGGCGGTCAACAACCTCGCCGCGCGCTTCGCCGCCGGCCAGATCAGCGCCGCGCAGTTCAGCACCGAGCTCGACGCACTCATCGGCGGCGAGAAGGGTGGCGCGCTCGGCGACGCCTTCGCGCTGCAGTTCAGCCTTGCTCTGGCCGGCATCAGGAGGCAGATCACCGAGATCTCCAAGATCGGCGGCGCTGACGATGTCAAGGGCGCAGGCGTGCAGGTCGAGCGTCCGCGTGAGGCATTCGATCAGGCCGTTGAGAACGTGAAGCGGTCGCTCGAGAGCCAGTGGGACGGCAACAGCGAGGCGTGGAAGAAGAACAACAAGAAGGGCCCGTGGGTCACGAACAAGCTCAACGCCTGGAAGCGCGCGAACGCGGGCAAGTACGGCATCGCCCTGGCGAAGGGCGGCATCACTACCGGCCCGACCAACGCCATGATCGGTGAGGCCGGCCGCGAGGCCGTGATCCCGCTCGAGGGAACTCGGGCGCGTCGGATGCTGCGGGCGACTGGCATCGGGGGGCCGTCGGTGAACCTCACCTTCAACGGCGTGCTCGACGCCAAGGATGCCGCCCGCATGCTCCGGCCCGAGCTCGACCGCCTGGTGAGGCTCGCCGTCTAGATGCCGGTCCCCACCTACAGCGTGAAGATCGGCTGGAACTCCGCGCAGGCCGGGCTGCTCGTGTTCGACTTCTCTTCGTTTCAGACCATCAGCCCGCTGACGGTCACCAACAAGGCCCTCACGAGCAACGTCGCCACCCTCACGGTGCCTGATCACTCCTTCACGACGAGCGACACCATCGGCGTGGCGGGCGTCGACGCCACCTTCAATGGCACCTACCGCGTGAGCGCTACGACCGGGACGACGGTGTCCTACGCCAAGACCGCAGGCAACGTGGCAAGCACCGCATCATCGGGCACCGTCGGCGTGGTGCGCACCACCGACGTGTTCGGCAACGCCTACTCGGCGTTCTTCAACGGCACCTACGACGACGTGACTGAGGATGTGCAGAGCATCCGCATCCGCCGCGGGCGCGACGACATCCTGAGCCAGATAAACGCCGGCACGGCCGAGCTCGAGCTGATGCGCCCGTCTGACCGGGCTTACTGGAATCCTGCCAACAAGAGCTCGCTGCTCAACAGCGACAACGCCCCGGGCTTCGTCCCCATGCGCCCGATCCGCATACAGGCAACGGACCCTGCGAGCGCGACGACCTACGGCCTGTTCTGGGGCTTCATCCGCTCGGCGCGCTTTGACTACGCGACGGGCATCTGCCGCCTGTCGTGCACCGACCTGATGCTCGTTCTTAGCCGCGTCAACCCCTTGGACCCGGCGCTTGCCACGACAGAGGGCGGCACGGGCTCCGACTCGTACACGCCGGATGCTTTCACGGCGACAGATGCCGATCAGTCAACGGTGGCCGGCAAGTCGCGCTCAGGCTTCGTGAAGCTCGCATGAGCTGGGTCGCAGGCACGACCGGGGGCCGCATCGGCCAGCTGCTCGACGGCATCGACTTCAACGATCGGGCGAACTTCTGGCAGGGCGGCATCGAGGCCGACGGCACCAGGCGCACCGGCTCGCTGGACACCGGCGACACCATCACGGTCGGCAACGCCGACGGCGGCAAGAGCGCGCTGGCAATCATCCAGGACCTGCTCGAGGCCGAGCGCGGGGTGTTCTACATCTCGAAGGACGGGAAGGCGACCTACGAGGAGCGAAACAGCCGCTCTAGGCGAACGAGCTCGAGCGCGACGATCACCACCTACGCGCTGACCAGCCAGCCGGGCTTTGAGTTCGACCAGCTGGTGAACCGCCAGGCGGTCAAGCGTCAGTACCAGACCGGCGCAGCGGGCACGTCCCCAAACACACTGGCCGACGGCACTCCACAGGTCGGTCAGAACCAGATCAGCACAAGGCTCTACGGCGTCGTCGATGGCTCCGAGATCACCTCTGAGTACGTGCCGAGCGACGTCCAGGCGCTCAACCTGGCGCAGTTCATCGTGAACATCCGCTCCTCGTTCGTCGCCCCAGTGACGCTCGAGATGGACGGCGGGCCCGCGGCCGCCGTGACGCAGATGCTTTCGCTCGAGCTGCAGGACCGTGTGACCGTCAACGACACCGTGGCCGGCACCTCCGGCGACTACATCGTCGAGGGTATTGAGACCGAGATCGCAGACGGCGGCAACCTGTTCACGGTCACGTTCACCCTGAGCGACTACGGGCCCGCGCCGTTCGTGTTCGGGTCATCCACTCAGGGCACGTTCGCGCCGCCCGACGGCACCGTGACCTACACGGTGTGCACCGCAGCGTCGCGCCCATCGTCGCCGACAAACGGCGACTACATCCTCGAGTCCGACACCGGCCGCTACTACAAGCGCGTGGCCGGTGCATGGGTCGAGCAGATCTACCCAAGACTCAGCTACTAGGAGCCACGCATGCCCATTGCTGCACTTGCCACGACCGGATCGGTCCTGACGGCCACCGAATACAACTACCTGCCACGGGGAATGGTCGTGCTCGACGAGGCTTCGTCGTCCGATCAGACAAGCATCACTACTGTGGTCGATGTAACTGGCGTTCTTGTCACGTTCACAGCGGTTGCAAGCCGCTACTACGTGCTCGTCGGCTTCGCTGTCGCGTCTGCGTCCTCCGGTTCGCCCGCGCTGCAGACCTTGCAGATCACCGACAGCGGTGGATCGACCGTCTACGCGCGCGAGATCACGCACTTCACAGCCGGTGCCGGCAACTTGCACACCATCGACTGCGAGAGCAAGCCGTTGACGTTCACGGCTGGGAGCACGACGCTCAAGCTGCGATTCGGTCGCTCAGGCGGAGATGCTGCGACCTACACGGTCAACAACAGCACGATGCCCGCGTATCTCGCGGTTTACGACATGGGCACCGCATAGCCCAATGACAGACCAGCAGCGCCTCGAGGCGATCTTCACCCGCCTAGGCGACATCGAGCGCAACAGCGCGACCGCGCACGCGCAGATCCAAGGCGGCATCGACGTGCTCAGCGAGCGCGTCTCCGGCCTGTCGGAGAAGGTCGCCATCCAGAACGGCCGCGTGACCAAGGCCGAGCACCGTATCGGCGAGCTCGAGACCAAGGCGCGCATCGCGGAGCGTGACATCGCCGACGACGGCACGCGGCACGACGTGGTGGCCGCGCGCATCTGGACATTCATGAGCGGTGCCGGGCTGGTCGCCCTGGGCGCGCTCCTCGGGTACTTCCTCTAACCGAAAGGAAGAAGGCAGTGACAGCGAATCAGCGGGTCGTGGCTACGGCCGCCCGCTACGTCGGCGTGCGCGAGAAGCCTCCGGGCAGCAACGACGACGGAGGCGGGCCGATCACCAAGTGGGAGCGCTACTGGTCTATGCGCTACGAGCCCTGGTGCGGCATGGCCTGCAGTGCGTGGCTGCGCGAGGCGGGCGTGACAGACGTGAGCCACCCGGCCACGGCTGAGATCTGCCGGCGCGGGCGCGAGAAGGGCTGGGTCACCAAGACCCCTGTGCCAGGCGCACTCATCGTCTGGTGCGGCACGCACGTGGAGATGCTCGTCTCGCCCGCAAGCGCCGACGGCTCGGTCTGGAACACCATCGGCGGAAACACCTCCGACATGGTCGCCCGCCGCGTGCGCAGCCTCGCCGGCGCGACGCTCGTGGTCTCACCTGAGCTCAGGCACGCGCAGCCGTCGATCGTGCGCGAGTTCTACCTCGAGGACCCCAAGGTCACCCCCAAGCTTTACGGGCCCTGGCGCACCAAGGCAGGCCGCGAGAAGGCCATCAAGAGCCTCTCAGCTGCCAACCAGCGCCTCGCACGTCGTGTGCGCGTGGGCGGCAAGTACGGCTTCACCATCGGCCG